TTTAATAAATTATTTTCGATTTAAAATATTGATTATTTTCTGGAATTATCATTTAATAATATATATTTGATTTAAATAAAACATTTTTCATTTAAAATCGAATGTTTTTACAATTTAATTTCCAATTTTGATTCAATAATCTTTTTTCATTTAAAAATCATAATTATAATATTTTCCAATATAATTAATTACTTTGAAATATGTTTTTTGAAATTATTATTATTATTTTCATTTAATAATTGTATTTCATTTAAATATCAAAGATATAATTCAGAATTAATTTCATTCATTCATCATTATTTCATTTAATAATCAATATTTTCATTTATAAAATAATATTCCAAAATATTCAATTAAATTTTAAGCACTTTTATCATATTTTTATAATTATCAATCTGTTATTAATAATTTAATTCGATTTATAAATCAAAAATTTCATTTATAAATCAAAAATTTCATTTATAAATCAAAAATTTCATTTATAAATCAAAAATTTCATTTATAAATCAAAAATTTCATTTATAAATCAAAAATTTCTTTATCGAGTTTTTCTGCATCCAGAAAATTAATATTAAATCAAAATCTGCATTTATAAATTAAAAACTTCATTTATAAATTAAAAATTCCATTTATAAATCATAAAATTCGTTATCAAGTTTTTTGTTACAATAAATTAATATTAAATTGAAAATTTGATTTATAAATCAAAAACTTCATTTATAAATCGAAAGTTTATGATAAAGTTTTTTCTATTCAATAAATTGATATTAAATTGATAAATGATATTTATAAATTATAAATCAATTATTTTAATATGCAAAGTTTTTTATGAAATAAATGAATATTAAATTAAACATTTTGAATTATAATTGATAAATTGATCTAAATATATTTTTTAATTTTATAATTGATTTTCAGTTTTAAAATTGATTGATTCCAAAATAAATACAAAATTATATATTATTATCATTTAATTTCTACTATTTATAATTTAATTTCCACTATTTTACATTTATAAACAAAATTCTTATTTTTTCATTTAATAAATTATTTTTCATTTAAAATATATAATTATTGATAAAATTTTATATTTTAATTTAATTTTGTATTAAATTATTATTGATTATATGTTTTGATTTAAATAAACTATTTTTCATTTAATAAACTATTTTTTGATTAAAATATTGATTATTTTCTTAAATTATCATTTAATAACATATATTTGATTTAAATAAAACATTTTTCATTTAAAATCGGATATTTTTGAAATTTAATTGCCAATTTTGATTTCCAATTTTGATTCAATAATCTTTTTTCATTTATGTATTAGAAAATTTCATTTATATTTATGAAAATGATTTAATTCTAATGTTTCATTTATAAAAATTTCGGCAATTTTTTCTATTTCAAATTAATATTTTTAATTTTTCTATAAAATTATATTGTTTTTCTATTCACGATGTTATTTTCTTCATAATTCTTTCTAAAATTATGGTTTTTGTATATTTGAGAAATTATTTTTAAAAAAAATGAATTTAATTAAAATTAAAATTAAAAGAATTTGAAAAAAAGAAAATATTTTATAATTAATTTTATTTTATTGTTTTTTTAAAAATTATCTAAATATCTCTTGTTTCTGAATCATGTACACAACGAAATGTTGGAAATCTAAGAGATGGTTTTCCATTTTTATCTGAAGATTTATCAAAATATGATACTGTTATTGCTTTATTTATAATATCTTGTGGATTTTTATAAAAATGATTTCTTTCTGCTAAAGTAAATCCAGATCCAACAGAAACTTTATTTCTGTCTCCAATATCTATTATAATATTTCCCATTGTTTCTATTTCTATTTCTTCTTCATTTCTTACAATTCTCATCTTTGTAGATTCTATACCAATACAAATATATTCAGCTTCTTGAAATTTCTTTACTTTTAGCATATTATTACTTCTTTTTCCTTCATATCCAACATCTTTTCTTATAATCAATCCTTCCCAATCATTATCTTTTGCTTGTGCAGTTAATCTCTGAAGATGATCATCATCCTTTATAATTGCTTCTTTTACAAGACTTACATATATTGAAAAATCATGATTTTCTTCACACATTTGATTATATATTTCAGTCAATTCTTTTAATCTTTCAGAATATAGTTTTGTTCCTTTCTTTTTATCAAATTCTTCAAATGATATATAATCAAATACGAAGAAACGACAATTTATAATGATATGTCCATCCCTTTTTATCTCTGAAACTATTTTCTTAAAATCTTCATGATTTTCTTCCATAATACAAACTTCTCCATCCAAAATAACATTTCTCTTAGGGAAATTAGAAAACTGATTTTCTAAAGGTTTTAATGTATAAAAATAATTTCCTTCACGAGATCTAAAATGACAAACCCCATTTTCATCTATATGTAATATAAGACGAACTCCATCATATTTTCGACTAGCATACCAAGTATCATTAACAAAATCAATTCTTTTTATATGATCTGTATATGGTTCTGCTAATGCAACTGCAAATTCTGGTATTAATCCTTTATATACGGAATTAATTGTCTTTTTATTACATCTCATTTTTAAATTTTTATCGATAATTTCATAAATTATATTTTGGAATCTTCTATTTTCTTTAATAAATTCATAAACTAGATCTACTGCTTCATTGCCAGTTATATATCTATTTTTCAATAAATCTAAAAGATCATAAATATTATCTGGTAATGTAATATCTCCACATTTTGTTTTCCAACTATTTTTTGAAGTTTTTACAAATTTATTTCCGCGATCATTAAATATTCTTTTTAATCTTTCAGATTTAACAAAAAAATGCCAATAAGGGTGATAAATATAATATAATAATTTAACACATTCTGGATGTTCTTTTAATATTTTTATCTTTTGTTTACTAGAAGTTGTTTCTTTCATTTCTTTATAGAAAATTAAAAGTTCATTTAATGTAGTATCATGTTTCATTAGTTTATCAATATATTCATTATTAAAACTATTTCCTTTTATCTTTTTTATGTCAATATCATCATTATTATCATTATTATCTAAATCAAAAATAACTTCTAATTTATTATTATTATTGTAATCTTCAGATTTTATGGAATCAATTTTTCTTTTTTCAAATATTTTTGGTTTATTTTTCGTTAAAATGAACTCCTCCATTTTTTTCTATACAAAGTTTATTTTTTATTAATATAATCTTCCTGAAAAAAAAGAATTCAATTTTTTTGAATAAAAAATTATATATTTTATTTTTTTAAATAAAAATTAGTTATAATCCATCGAATCTTCAAGTTTAGAATTTTTAATATTATCATTATTTAAATCAATATTTTGATTATTTTGTAAATTATTATTTTGTAAATTATTATTTTGTAAATTATTATTTAATAATTGTTCAGTTTTCAAATATTCATCTTGGAAGGATTTTTTCAATATTAATAAATCATATTTTAGTTCTTGTATTGAATCATTAACGATTCCAATTGGATTTTCTCCAGGAATTGTTCTAATTTTAATTAAAATATTATGTTCCAGAGGATGTGGCATTCTCGATGCACATATTTTTACTCTATCGTCTTGACTAATTTTACTGTAAAAAGAATTAATTGATTTTTTGTTTTACTGTTTTAATAAATTTCCTATAGTATAATCTTCTTTAGATAGTTGAAATGTATGCATATTTGGAATTTTTGGATCTTTTTCATATTTTATCCTTTTTTGTAAGAAAATTAATTATAAAATACTTTTTTTCATCTTCTTTTAAAATACAATAATGTTCATATAGATCAACAGTTGCCATATTTTTTTATATTTTAATTGAAAAATCAATTTTTTCTAAAATAAAAAATCTTTATAAATATAGTATCGAATAATTTATTATAAAGATTTCAAAAAAAATTAAAAAAATATATAAATGGAAGTTGAAATAAATACTTGGGGAGATTCAATACTTATAGGAATTATATCATCTGGATTATGGACAACTATTTTAACCTATGCAGAAAAAGATGAAATTCTAAAAAAGAAATGGTTTCAAGATTTATGTTGCTTTCAATTGGGATCATTTTTTGGATTTTTAATTTATTTAAATAAACCAAAATTTAGGATATATTTTATGTATATAATATTTGGATTTATTGGAATAATACTTTCGAAAATTTGTCGCTTATCAATTAAATATATTTCTTATTAAAAAATAAAATGGATTTTTGTAATAAAATTATTTGATAAAAAAAAGATAATTTATTTATTTTCAAAAATTAAACATGTTCTGACCATTGTAAATGCCATATATTATCTATTTTTATTAATGAAGATAAATAATGAAGATCAATTGGTCTATTATTAAAAAATTTTGTTTTTAAATCGAATTCAATTAAAGATATTAAATTTGAAATAGATTTATTTTTAAGTTTATAATTTATTAATTTTGATCTAAATGGATGAATATCATATCTTATTGTGATTTCATCCATAGGTAACGGTATTAAATTTAAATTTTTTTCATTATTTATCCATAATTCAATAAATGGTTTAGTAAATTCATTTTTATGAGTAAAAAATGTTATTTTATCCTTGGTAATTTCTGTTGATATTATTTCATTTAACATTTTATAAAATATTTTTTAAAATTTCTAAGATTTTGAAATTTATTTATCTATTAATTTTAAAACGATTTGATTTAAAATCATTTATTTTTTTAGAATTATTAAAAATTAATTTTTAATAATAAATGTCAATTGAAATTGAAGAATTAAATTGCAAAATTTGTTTATATCCATTAAGCGAAGTTGTCACTTTGATTTGTGGTCATAATTTTTGTTCACCATGCATAAAAAATTGGTTAATTGAAACTAGATCTTGTCCATTATGTAAAGAAAAAATAGAAGATAGAAAATTTTATATAAATGTTTTATTATCTAATATAATATCTTACCTATTTAATGATGAATTAGATTTTAAATCAAATACAAAAAGAAAATTAAATAATCAAGATGATGAATATAATATTAATAATAATATTAATAATAATAATAATAATAATAATATAAATAAATCAATAAAAATAGAAGAAAAAGATATTATAAAATCTGAAGATTCAAGTGATCAATTATCGCCATTATCACCATTATCTCCATTATCTATGGAATTATTTTCATTAGAATTTCCATTAGCTAGTAAAAGTGAAATGCTTTTAGATAAGATGAATAAACCAATTATATCATCAAAAAATCATAATTTCTCAATAAATAATGGT